AACATTGCAGTCACGACCCAGAAACATGGAATCCGAAAACATGTTATACTCCTCTCAACATCATAGAGGATTAGTCTAGACAGGGGCGCAGCCCCCATTTTAGCTTCGAGCCGCCGAGTCCTGTAGCATAGAAAAACCGATAGGTGAAAAAATGAATAATGAGCAAATGTTGAAGATGATCAACAAGCGGATAGACGAACTCGCCGCCTCATACAAATTCCTGAACGACAGCCACCAAAAACTACAGGACTGCTTCATCGAGATGAACACTGAATGGAAGACCACGAAGAGCTGGGTCAAATACATACTCGGCGCAAGCCTATTAGGAACATTAGTGAACCTAGCAACCGTCGCCAGAATCTTCGGGGTGATATAATGGCGTACTGCGAGTTCCTGCTCCGAGACGAGTCAAAGTCCTGCGCCGCATGCACGGGCTGGTTCTGCACATCCACGGGACGCAGGAAGAAACTGGCGGACGTCGACTACTGCCGTGACTACCGGGACGAATGCAGCCGATACCTGGCGGTCTACCCGAAGCCACCTGAGGAACGAGACTTCATCTCAACCGACGACGTCATAGAGGTACCGCCCACCGAGGAGACTACCTCCGTTAGCGGAAGCGTTGACACGTTGACGATTAAAGTCGAAATCCCGGCAGCGCCCCCGTTGATCGTTCAGCCCCCGCCGACCGACTGCCCCTACCTGGGGCCGATACCCGAGGGCTGCCACGGCTGCTGCGACGTATGGTGCTACGCCAACGACTCATCCCTACGCTCCTTCAAACACTGCCGAAGCCCCCCAACCTGGCGTGAATGCCGGTTCAGAATACAAGCCGAAAGACGAGGCGTGAAACATGCCCTGGGATGAAACGCCAAACTACATACGAAGCGGCCACGGCTCCACGGACTGCGACCGCATGAGAACCAAGACGCTCAGCATCGCCCAGGGCATCAAAGCCATAATCTGCTTCAAAGGGGACAAGTCCTCGATCCAGAGCTACCTCTTCTCAAAGGCGAAGGGCTGGACCATGTCCAAGGCGAAGACCTGGTTCAAAGCCCACGGCGAAGCGGCTGAGGAGCAAATAGGCGTCACCCACCCGGCGTCGCCGAAACGCTACGCCGACCCCCCAGACTCCTGCGTATGCCGCAGATGCGGACACGTCCTGGAGAACCCTTCGGAGCACTGCCCGGACATAAAATGCCCGAAGTGCGGTGCCCCTATGCACCGTAAAAGCGGGCCCGAGCAAAAGGAGGTCTTCATTGGTTTCCGCACATGCTGACTTTATACGCATCCAAGCCGACTTCATAGCCCTCTTCGGAGGCGGCCTCGGCCAGGTCAAATACGACGACTTCATAGACCAGTACGGCCTCGACCCCACGCAGTCCTACGCCTCACAGCTCACAAGGGAATGCCTCAACGGAGTATGCGAATCCTTCGGCTGGGCCAAGCCCCTCATCCAATACCTGAAGAAGGACGACCAGGCCAAATACTACAAAGTCCGGGCTCTGACCGCCACCCTCAGCATGAACGCCAACGACTACAGCGACCTCGAGGAGATCGAGCGCAGCGCCCGCACCCTGACATGGCGCCCCCTGAACCTAAACCACGACCCACGGCAGATGCTTCCCTTCCCCAAGAACCGGGTTGACTGGGCGGAGTACGAGGATAAGGCCGTCGAGGCCATCATACGCATCGACAACGAGGAAAAGGAGATCCAGGATAAGCTGGACAACGGGGAGATAGTCAACCCCAGCATAGAAGGCGAGCCCCGAGGCGGCTACCGCACCGAGGACGGCCGCAAGGTCCCCAAGTGGTACAACTTCACCGCCCTCGCCCTCCTACAGAAAGACGTGACCCTTCCAGGGGTTCCCACGACCATCGGCTTCGAGCCGCTGTTCCTAAACGAATCCCTCGGACGTAGCCTTGTAGAAAGCCTGAGTTTGGAGCGAGAAAAAGAGAAAAACACAATGTCTGACCAAGAAGAGGTTGAACTCGAGGAGGAAACCGAATACCTGATCGCCGAAGCCAGATGGACAAGGGCCTACATCAACGACCTGCCGGACGGAGCCTTCGCCGTAGTCGAGCCCTGCGCCGACGAGCGCAAGGACGCCCGGCACCTGCCCTACAAAGACGCCGCCGGAAAAATAGACCTGCCCCACCTACGCAACGCCCTGGCCCGCATGGACCAGATCAAAAGCGTCTGCGACGGAAGCGACTCACCCCTACGCCGGAAGGCCCGGGCCACGCTGATACCCCTCGCCAAAAGGCATCTGCCGGACAGCAAGTGGGCTCAGGAGAAAACCGTCAAGGAGACGCTGGCAGAATACCATGGAATACAGGGCATGGACGTATGCGGCCAATGCAAGTTCTTCGAGGACCTGGAGAACGTGACCACGCAGGCCCCGGCGGCGCCGGGAAGCGACGCAACCGTCACGCACACCGCGGGAGCCATAGGCCCCGGCATCGGAAGATGCGCCGTGACCAATGAGCGCGTCAGGAAGAACGACTCCGTCTGCACAGACGGACGCCCCCGAGATCAACCTACAAACCTGGATAGGACGATTGAAACCATGAGCGAGATAAACTTGAAATCCGAGATAGCGGACCTGAAGAACGACATCCTGCAGGAGAGGCAGGCCACCAACGAGCAGCGCCAGAAGAACATCAAAGCCCTTCAGGAGATGGTCGAGAAGGACAACAAGATCGCCGAACTCACCAAAAACATGAGCCAGAACACATCCGAGATCAAACGGCTGAAAGAGGAGAGGCTCCGACTCAGGGAGGAAGGCGACCGCCATAAAGAGGATAACACCCGGCTTGAAGTACAGCTAGGATCCCTCGAAAAGGACCTCGCCTTCTACAAGGACGAAAACAAACGCGTTACCAAAGCCAGAGAGACAAGCCAAATCGCCCTTGAGGAAACCAAGGAAGAGCTCACCAAGGCGCTGACCAAAGCCAACGACGAATCCACAAAGCGCGCACAGGATACGCAGCGGGCGCTCAACGCCGAAGCCGACAAGGCAAGGGCGATACAGGAGCTCGCCGTCGCCACCGCCGAGGTCGCCGCCAGAACCCGCGAGATAAGCGACCTCGCCCTACGGCTCAACGAGTACGCCAAGAAGCAGCTATCCGACGTCGCGACAATAGACGAGTGGCGGAAGAAGCACAGCAACCTGGTTGAGGAATACCGGGAGATCAAACAACTCTACAACGCCCTGAAGGAACAGAAAAAGTTTCGCATCAAGATCAAGACATGAGGTAATGAAAAATGGCAGTACCAGACTACCCCGTTGAGGGGCTCATCGGACGAATAAGCTTCGGCGGAACCATAGTCGGCCACCTGCTCGGCGTCGACCTAAGCGGCGACAGATCGGTGACACACTACCGGGCCATGGGGACCTACAACACCACAACGCTGCTCCGCGGCCGCAGGAACTTCGAGGGAAGCGCCCGCAAGGCATTCCTATGTGGGGACTTCCTCAACTACTTCCTGAACGACTGCGGGACCTTCGCCGGCACCTTCTTCCCCCGCTACGGCCACTGCACCGACGGCACGACCGCATGCGGAACCATAGCCGGCATGCTGATCTTCACCAACTGGCGGCTGACCGGCTGGGAAGCCGAGGCAGAAGCCGCGAAGGTCGAAGAGCTAACCTTCGCCATGTACAGCGTCACACAGCCCTGAAAACACTGAAAAACCGCAACCCTTCCCTCCCGGTTTTTTACGGGATAGCTTGTAGGTTGTATTCACGGTCAATAGTTGACCGCGCAAAAGTGCCTGCGCGCTATAAATTATGGCACTCGGCGGACTAAATAGGGCATGTCGCCGTTAAACGCCGCCCACTAAAAAAGGAGATTTATGAAAAATGTCTGATCAAAAAACCTCTCCCGTAGAAGTCGAAATCGACACTAAAGGAATGGAAGACAGGATCACCAATTCAATGAACATCAAATTCCAGAGGCTCGAGGAAATGCTCACGCAGCAGGAGAAGACGAAGTCGCTCATTGAGAGCAAGACCGGCGACAAACCGGTAGACTTCGACTGGCGCGTCGGCATTGCAGAGAGGCTTAAAAGCTTCTCCAAGTCTGACAACTTCACCGTCGACCTATGGCAAGACAAAACACGACGCAAGATCGAGGACGTATCCGTCCGCACCTACAACGATGAAACCAAAAAGCACGAATACGGACTGACCGAGAGCCTGGTCGAGGCCATCGGCACCATAGCCCAGGGCGCGGCTAACTGCTGCATCCCCGAGATATGGGCCGACAAGATCGAGCGCGACCACGTCTACCCCGGCAGCGTATTCCTAGACGCCTGGTTCGTCAAATGGTACGACGACATAGAGGGTAAACCCGGGGACACCGTAAGGATCTGCCGCGTAGCCCCCTCGGTCTGTGTTGACCTGTCATGTGACGAGCCCGACACCGTAGCACCCCTAATCGCATGCCCCTACATCACACTGGAACACGACGTCTGCGCCACGGCGATCTGCAAGAACGACATGGAGACCGTCCAGTTCGGCCTCGTAGACGCCATCACGGAAGGCCTCGGCAGCTGCCTGCAGGTCTGCGTGGACAACTACTTCTTCAACGTCGCCCTGAGCTGCACCAACGCCGGGACGCTGACATGCACCGGCCCCATGGCCGGATCGATACTGCTCGAAGCAATGGGATCGATGATGGCTGGGACTTACATGCCCGTGAAAGCGCTCATGCACCCCGTCGTCTGGGTCTCATTGATGCAGGACACCAACTTCAGCTACGCCAACAGATTCGGCGCCAGAGACGTCGTACTAGGCGGGCGCCTCGAACAGGCCTACGGCATCGAGATCAACGTGACCCCCAAGGGCACGCTGATCCTGCCCGACTGGGACTGGGGCGTCTCCAGCACATACCGGACACTGCTGCTTGCTAACGGCGCCCTCGCAGGCGCCATGAAGCACGGGATCACGATCGAGACGGAGTACTCGCCGAGACTTCAGAAGAAGTGGATCATAGCCGACATCAAATATGGAGGCGTGTGTCTGCACCCCGACGGGATCTTCTGGATTCACACGGTCGAAGACCCCTTCTCCTGCTAACCCTCTAAACTAAACTGACAACCCTTCCCCCCCGGTTTTTAGGGGGTTAATAGTTTCGCAGATTTATGGAGATATGAAATTGGAGAAGAGAGAGATCAAGGTAAGTTCAACTAAACGGTTCAAGGGAAGTGCCCCACCTGAATTCTATTCGCGAGAATATTTTTTAGAGGCAAAGGGCAGCAACTACGGCCGGGAGCCGTTCGCGCCCTACGACGAGACGTACCTCGAAAGAAACCGCATGCTCGTCAACAGAATACTCGCCGTCATACCCGGGCTGAAATCAGTCATAGTCCTCGGGGCGGCCCGAGGATACCTGGTCAAGGCCCTCTATGAGCGAGGCGTCGAAGCCGTCGGCGTAGACCTGAGCCGGTGGGCGGTGGAGAACTGCGCCGAGGGCGTTGAGCCCTATATGTACTGGGGCGACGTATGCGACCTCGGCGAGTGGCGTGACGGGGAGTTCGACCTGGTCGTGGCCCTCGACGTCCTGGAGCATATCAGGGTTCCGGATCTATACGTCGCCATAGCCGAGGCGGCCCGAGTCGGGAAAAGGATCTTGCTAGACGTCCCCATTATGCCCCACGACGACGCCCCCGACCAGAGCAGCGGCACCGACAAGAGCCACGTGAGCTGCTACTCGAAGATGTGGTGGATCGAGCAGTTCATGCTCCGGGGCCTGGAGCCCTTCGGCCAGCCCAGCGAGTACACCTACCCCGAGGAGCACGAGGAATCTGAGTGGCCGGACAAGCACGACCACGGCTACACCGTCTGGTTCCGTCGACCCCAGCCCATCCCCACGGCTGAAACCATAGAGCTGGCGGACGTCGCCGAGGGAGGCAAGGCCTTCAAAATCCTGTGGTGGGCCAATGCGCATTTCGTCGGCACCGGGTATGGCGTGGGCACCAGGGGCGTCATATTCGACCTTCTCAAGCACTACAACATCCGCAACCTGGCGTTCTACGGGCTTGAGGGCGCCGCCCTGGGGTTCAACGGCCTCATAACCTACCCTAAGCGCTTCGACCCGTTCGGATCGGACGCCGCGCAGATCCTGTGCAACCGCTGGAAGCCCGACATCCTGATAACGCTTTTCGACATCTGGATCGACGAGTCAGGAAGCACTATGGGAGGCCCGGGCTGGCTGAGCGGCATGCACCCGCGCTGGGTGCCCATCATACCCGTGGACCATGACCCTATTCCGCCTCCAACCCTGGCGCCGGCGAGCAAGGCCTACAGGCCGGTGGCCATGAGCCGCTTCGGGCAGAGGCAGCTGGAGAACAACGGCATATCTTCGACTTACATCCCCCACGGCGTTGACACTGAGGTGTTCACGCCCTCGGAGGATAAGGTGGCGAGCCGCAAGCATCTGCAGGACATATCGGTTCCCCTCGTCTCGGGGAGCGCGGAGCCGTGGCCCGACGACTGCTTCGTCATAGGCAAGGTCGCCGCCAACAAGGACACCCGGCGGAAGGGCTTCGACAAGGACGCCATGGCCCTCGCCCTGTTCTTCGAGGCTAACCCCGACGCACGCAAGGATACCCGGGTTTTCATGCACACGCTTCCCCGGTTCCCCGGCGGATTCAACATCGACCACTGGTATGACATCTGCGGCGTCTCGCAGTACGTGAAGGTCATCGACGAGTTCTTCTGGTGGCAGGGATTAACCCCCGAGGACATGGCTAAACTCTACGGAGGCATGGACATACTGCTGAACGCCAGCAGAGGCGAGGGCTTCGGCATACCCCTAATCGAGGCGGCTTCATGCGGGGTTCCGGCGATCGGCACCAACTTCACGTCTATGACGGAGCTCATAAAGGGGCATGGCTGGCTGGTGGAGAAATACAACCGGGAGCTCACGCCCGCCCTCAGCTTCATAGCGTCGCCCAGCGAATACGAGATGGCGCAGCACATAGAGGACGCCTACAATAACCGGGATAAGACCGCAGCCTTCGGCCAGGCCTCGAGGGAGTTCGCCCTCAACTACGACTGGAAGAAGGTGATCGTCCCCCTCTGGATTAACCTCATAGAGGAGATACGAGAGGAGATGCGTCCCAAGACCCTCGCCGAAAGGAGGCTTATGATATGAGCACCATGATCGGAGTCCCGATTAAGGACTCAGGGGTTTGGCTGCCTCGCTTCCTCACCCAGCTTGAGAAGCTTGAGGACGTGTCCCGAATCGTGTTCAGCTACGCGCCGAGCCGAGACCCCACGCTTCATCTCCTGAAACAATGGGAGAACGAGACCAAGCACTCGACCGAGATCATACTCGAGCCCGCCATGCCGGGTCCCCTGTCAGCCGCCGAGATCGCCGCCGTCTACAAGGACTTCCAGGACATGCTGGGCGAGAAAGGCTGGAAAGACGAGACGCACTTCCTCCTCCTCGACGCCGACATAATGGAGGTCCCCGACGACCTCATCCAACGCCTCATGGCGCACGGCAAGGACATCATAGCACCCTTCGTCTACGTCGACCGGGCGACACCCCGCCAGTTCTTCGACGTCCACTGCTTCCGCCTGTACGGCTACCGTTTCCACCCCTTCTCGCCGCCCGACCCCTACGACGGAGAGCCCTTCGAGGTTGACAGCGTGGGCTCCTGCTACCTCGTCGAGCACGACGTCTTCAAGCTCATCGACTACGCAAACCCGCATCCCCACATACGCTTCTGCGAGAAGGCCATAGAGGAGGGCTACGAGGTCTGGGCCGACCCGGGCACCGAGATACTGCACCTCGACACCACGAAGGTCGGCATAACGAAGACGCCGGTAGAAGTGCTCCGGGGACAATCCTTCGACCCACCCCCGTATATCAAGAAAGACGGCTCGATCGTGACCAACGAGCAGTTCAGCCGCGACCTGATTAACGCCTTCGTCTGGGGGAAGGTCGAGTGACCGTTGAGGCCGTCCAGGTCCACGAAGTCGAGAACCCCGCCTACTCGGTGATAATTCCCGTCCGCAACCGCCACGGCCACATGCTCCGCAACTGCCTGAAAAGCGTAGAGCTTCAGACACTGAAGCCCCTAGAGCTCATCGTCGTCGACTACGGCTCAACCAGGGAAAACCACGAGAAGCTCATGCAGATGCTGCCCGACTGCACCGTCTACCGCTGCGAGACAAGCGAGCCCTGGAGCCTCGCCGTAGCCCGTAACATCGGCCTTCGACGGGCCACGGCGGGGATTTCCTGCTGCCTGGACGCCGACCTGATAATGGAGCCCCGCGTCCTCGAAGTCGCCCACGGGATACACGGCGTCCACCCGCGCGTCTACATGAGCAACCGCGTGGTGCTCCTGGACCCGGCCGCCGTGGACCCTGCCGACCTCACCCTCCCGGAGGACTATGAGAAGCTGATCACCGCCCGATGGACCAATACCTCGGAGGGCTGGGGGGGCTTCGTGAGCGCCCCCACCGAATGGTGGCATGATTGCCGGGGCTTCGACGAGCGCATGACTGTCTGGGGCTGGGAGGACGTGGACATGTGGAAGCGAGCCGCCCGGGCCGGGATGGATCGCAGAAGGCTCAACGACGCCGCTGAGTGGGAGACCATTATCTACCATACGCATCATCCGAACGTGCAGCTCGAGGCGCATCACGCCGGCGACGAGGAGACCATCGCCACCATAAAGCGTAATGAACGCTTCACTAAGAGCACAAAGGGGATACTTCGCAACGACGAGAGCTGGGGTCGGTGGCGTTGAAGATCGTCGCCTTGACCCTGAACTTCGGCGACCCGTCGCTCGGGATCGTGCCCTTCCGCAGCTACTACCAGCACCTGCAGGACGAGCTGGTCCGGGTCGAAGACGTCGCCCTCTACGGGCGCGGGGAAGGCCTCAACCCCGAGACAGACTTGGTTAAAATAGTGGCGGAAGAGGATCCCGACATCCTGTTCTTCACCGAGAAAGAGGGATACACCAACATCGGGAAAGTCGACACGCCCAAATTCATGTTCTGCGCCGACCCCTGGGCCAACATGTTCAGGCATACGATGATGCTGAACAGGTACAGGTACGCCGGCGCTATCATGCTGTATCCGAGCGCCATCCCGTTCTACTCTAAATACACGGACTGCCCCCTACACCCCTCCCCATACGCCGTGGACATAGGGCACTTCAAGGACATGGATCTAGAGCGGGAGAACGACGTCTTCTGCAGCGGCTCCTTCGATGAGGGCGCCCACCCGCTGAGGCACAGGCTCCTTCAGGAGGCCGGCGGATACCCGGACATCAAATTCCACCTGAGCAAAGGCCACGGCATGACCTTCGCGGACTATGTGACCGCGCTTAACCGGGCCAAGATATTCTGCTTCGACAACGTCTACCTGAACATCCCCGGGGGAGACCGCCGGGCTCCCCGGATACGCTTCGCCATCGAGAAGTGGGTCGAGGCCATGGCGTGCGGCATGGTGGCGATGGCGCCCGCCCCCGACTACGCCGAGGGCCTCCACTTCGAGGCGGGCTTCAACTTCGTGGATGTCGGCGTGGACAACTTCATGGAGAAGATCAGGTACTACCTCGACAACGAAGACGAGCTCCACCTTATAGCCCGGCGCGGCGCGGAGACCGTCATGAAGTATCACACTGTCGAGACGCGGGTGAAGCAGATGACGGACGTGTTCAGGGAGGCATTGAATTGAAGAGGATCATAAAAACCGTTTCGAGCGTCAGGCAGGGAAGCGTCGGCGAGAAGCTGCCTTACATAACCTACGAGGGCGAGGAGACCCCCGAGCTCGTGATAAGCCTGATACGCTTCCAGAACAACAGCTATCCCTACCTCGCCTACCTCTACCATGAGGCGAAGGAGGCGGACAGGATACTCGAGCTGGGCATAGGCCCCGGGCGCAGCACGAAATCCATGCTGCTCGGCTGCAAACGCGGCGGAGGCCACCTATGGAGCATAGACTGGGGGACGGGCCCCTCCACCCACATGGCGGTTCGCGAAATCGAGGGCATGCGGCTCTCAGAACACTTCAGCTGGATACAGCAGGACGCCGAGAAGATACCCCTAAAATGGTACGAACAGAACAAGATGGACCTCATCTGGATAGACATAGACAACGCAGACTACCCCCTAATCCTCAGCCTCTGCATAGCCGCCATGCACAAGGACAGCCAGCTCCTCCTCCATAACATCCACGTCGGCCGCGGAGAGAAGGAAGCCATAAGCAAATACGCATACCTGCCCGGCTTCGACTACGAGGAGATCAACCTGGGCCACGGACTGGGCATCCTGACCAGGACCCGGTGATCAGATGAAGGTCACGTTCTTCCCGTTTATGCCCTGCTGCGAAACCGGCAGCAGCCGGGTTAGAGCATACTGGATGGCCAGTCACCTTACAGAGCAGGGGGTAGAAGCCCAGACCCGCTTCTACGGCGAAGCCCCGCCCAACTATATTGAGAACGTGCTGGACGACGACGTCATCGTCTTCCAGAAGACGTACTCAGAGCCCTGGATACGCGTAGCCGAGGGAATAAGGAAGAAGGGCATAAAGATAGTCCTCGACCAGGTGGAGAAGGAAGCCACCACCCGCATGCACGGCATCGCCGACGTCCTGACAACCGACTCAACGGAGCTGGCAGAATGGTACCATTCTCTCAACCCCGGCGTCGAGACGCGCGTGATAGAGGACTGCGTCGCCTACCTGAAGATGCCGCTGCCGCCCCGTCGGCATACGAAAAGCGACGGCTTGAAGATAGCGTACTTCGTGTCGCCGTCCATGATGGACAACGTGCTCGTATGCCACAACGCCCTTAAGAAGCTGGAGAAGCGGCGGAACTACGAGCTGATCGTGATAGCCGGCAGACTCTACCCCTGGCACCTGGGCCAGCTCAAATACGAGTATTGGAAGTGGAGCGTCGACGCCTTCACCGGGCTGCTCCGCAAATGCGACCTCGCCATCCTGCCCCAGAAGTGGACGTGGAAGGGCGGAAACAAGATGGTTCAAGCCGTCACCCACAACCTGCCCACCGTGGCGAGCGACACG